CTTCTGGTAAGAATTGTTGTGTAAAATCTAAATCACCTATTGATAAATAATTGTCTCCAAATAATCCTTTAATAGGACGTGGAGTTAAATGGTTTAATTGGGCACCTGTGCCCGGATTTGGAAATCCCATAATTTTTAATTTTTAAATTTGTTATTTTCTAATTTTTACTCTTAATTTAGAAGAATCAACACCATTTACAGATCGCACAGTCCAGCCATTAGGAGCTGTCGTATTTTCATGAACCCCTCTCGGGTCCATATTGATGTTCTTTGTCTTAGCCATACTATCTTTTATTGCATCAGCCTTGCCTTGCTCATAAAAGTGTTTTGCTACTGCGTCAGGATTCATAGCTGTAAATAGAGATTTATGATAACCAGAAGCATCAGACATTTCATTTTTTTCATTCAAGAACTTCTTGACAAAATTGTTAATGTCGCTTTGGTTAGTTTTAACCTCTTCTGCATTTTTAACATTAAACCTGTATTTCTTGTCCCCAACTTGATAATCAAAACCTTTGAAATCATTGTTGAAAACTTTACTAGTTTGGTCTAAAAATACATTTTTTTGATTTTCAGCTAATTTAGTTGTTTCCTCTTGCTCTTTATTATATCGGTTAAAGAACTGAACCGCTTTTTGTTGTTCTGGATTTAACTTTGATCCAGCTTTAATTTCTTCGTAGTATTTAGACTTTAAGCCATCTAAATGGTTTTTAGCCTTTGCAAGCTCTTCTTTGTGAGCTATTTTCTTTTTACGTATATCTCTTTCCTCGTCTAACTCTTCATCATAAGCAAAATTGTCTTCCATTAAAAAGTCAATCTCTTCTTTATCGAGGTGAGGTCTAGTGTTTTCGTAATACTCTCTTAGCAATTGAGTTTCGTTTAACGCAGAGTAATCAGTGTTAAGTTTTACATAATCTTCCAAGCTTCCACCTGTGTCATTCATAAAGTCAACAACTTTTTGAATGTTTTCTGGTAACTCAACACCTGCGTCAGCCTCTATCAGAGCTTGTTCTACCTGATCTTCAAGCTCCTCAGCTTGCTCTGCAACCTCTTCTTCTGTTATTTCTTCAAGAACGGGTTGTTCAGCTTGAACAGTCTCTTGCTGTTGTGGTATTTCTTCAACCACTTGTTCACTAGTTTCAGTTGATTCATTAACATCTACTACACCTGCTTCCTGTTCTTGAGCGGTGTTTTCTTGTGTTTTGTTTAACTCTGATAAGTCCACCTTAATTACCCCGTCTTCGTAAGACATAGGGGATTTGTCTTCGTTTGTAGGTGTTTCTTCCACTTTAACTTCTTCCTGTGGAGCACCTTCTTGTAATTGTTCTTCCATGATAAAATATTATATAATTATTATTACTATTATTACCTAGGCTCGAAAGAACCTAAGTCAAATCCACCACCTAATATATCATTACCTGAAGATTCAAAGTTTTTAGGCGGTGTGTTGTTTTTTCTTTGGTCAATCAGCTCACTTTGCTGAGTACCTTGTATTTTCACTCTTTGATCTTTTCTGTCTTCTTTTTCAGACTCATCATTAGCTGCTTTAGCAGTGTCCATTTCTCTAATTTGCATATTGTATTGGAACTCCAATTGCATTAACTGCATTTTAGATTGCACTTCCATCTGCATTTTTCTTTCATCAAGCTGAGATTCTATTTGCATTAATTGAACTTTTTGATCTGTAATAACTTGATTTTTTTGAATTTCGGCCTGCGCTGCCACTTGTTGAGCTTGAGCGTTTGCTTGTGCTTGAGCTTGAATATTCTGCTGCTGCATAGCTTGATCTCTCTGTAATTTCTTTTTTCTTCTAATCTTTAATACTTGATTAGCTAGCTTTATGCTTCTTATTTCCCTGATGTCAATCGCATCTTCTAAATCAATAAGTCCAGCAGATAAAGCTGTCTGTATATTGTTTTCAAGTCTTTGTTTTTCTTCATCATCAGGCGTAAGTTCTAAAAATATACCAAAATCATATAAATGAAGATCACCCATTTCTTGTAAAGTGGCAACGTTATGTCCTCCAATCTTTTGTATAAACGCCTCTCTAGTTGGAGAGTATTCTAATACATCGGAAATTCTTAAAGACAAGCATTCGGCTAGGTCTGCTGTTAAAAACAAACCACCTGTAAGTATATGCCTTGTGGCTGTATTTGAATTAGCTGCTGCAATCTTCTGTACACCAACTAAAGCTTTAGCGTCTGGAGTTGATCCATCTCTAGCTTCGTTTAATCCCGTAGTATCTCTTATCATTTGTAGATAATAGTTGTACGTTTGTATTAACGCAGCCATCTTACCACCACCAGCTCCACTAGTTATTTCTTGTATAGGCACTTTACCAGGGTTCATATCACCCTCTTGAGTAAATGATCTACCAATTACAGAACCTGTTTGAAAGAACATGTTTAATGCTTCTTGCGGATTATAATTAGTTCCATTACCTAAATCTATTTCAGCTAAACCATCAGCGTCAAGGTAAACTCCATCCGGTACCATTCTTGATAATACCTGCTGAAGTTTTAAATGAGTTAATTGAATCATATCAGCAAATCCAGTTATACGGCTTACTAAAGATTCAATTTTACCTTTATACATTCTTGGAGCTACAATACTGTAGTTCATTTTAACTTTAGTATGATCGCTTTTAGGGCGCATCATATTTTTAGCTAATTCCCATTGAAGCAAGTAATCAGTACCTAATATTAACACACCTTCATACAGCACTTCTAAGGACCTAGATAATTTTCCAAACTGTTCTTCAAGCATTTCAACTGGCGGATCAAACTGATCATCTCTAAGCACCACCTTTGAAGCTCCAGTAGCTGTTTCTTTAACCTTATACACCTCATTCATATAGGTTTTAAAATTAAAGTACAAAACTTGAACTGTATTAACGTCTGGGCTAGCAGAGTTATTTAGTGGGCGGTCGTAATAGCTATTGCTTTGATATGATGTTTTAGATATTTTTTCTAAATCGTCGTTTGTTAATTCTGGAAATTGCTTTTTTATTTCATTTATAGTGACATCTTTTACTTCGCCAACATAATATACGTCTTGAAAGTTAGGGTCTTCAGTGTAGGAATATACTAAATTAGCAGGGTCTACATATTCAACCATAATGCCTTCTGACAATGTAAATCTATTTTTTATAGCACCAATACCTATTGTAGTTAGGTCGTAATAAAAACGCTTTTTAGTTAGATCATAATTGTTGCCGTCAAGTAAAGTGTTTATAGCTTGCTCTTCAGCCATCTCAACAGCTTGCTTATATGTTAGCTGCATATGAACCTCTAGCTCTTCTTTAGTCTCAGGTAAATCTTCTTCTGAATTCTCAAATAAAGCTATATTAAAATTCTCTTGTACAAAGTTGTTAAGATCTTTAGTGTACATGTCTCTAAGTACGCTTTCCATATAATCAGTTCTTTTACTGACTCCATAAGGATCTTGTGAATACGCTTTTATATCAAAAGCTCTTTCAGATATACCGTTAACAACAATATCTACAAATTTTGGTATAATAGGTACAGGCTTCCAGTCTAAATTTAAGTAAGATAAGTCACCATTAATAGATAGCTCGTCTTTGTATTTCTGTATAGGTTGCTCGCCTCTAGCATATAACCTTAACTTGTGAAATGTATGTTGATTGCTTCTATATCTATTTGTACCAGAATCTAATTGAAACCACTCGTCTTGAATAGCTCTACCAACCTTAAGTCCATACTCAGGCGACATTTTTTCAGCATCACTAGCTACTTGACTAGGAAAAGTACTTTTTACAACTGATTCAGCCATATTTATTTTATTATTTTTGAAATTGAATCGCTATTACTATATTTAGCGATACTTAAGTTTAATTTTCGTTTTTGCATAATCTGGTTAGGTCTGTATAAATTTTTATTACAAGCCATTATAGCTAATCCAGAGCTTATAGCAGCATCATACTTTGTTCTGTTATTTATATCAAATTTTGCCCAATCATTTAAAGTTTCGCTAAAGTATAAATCTCCATAATTGCCGTCTTCTTTTAATCCAACGTATTTATCTATGTAAGACTCTATAGCCGCAGCGTGAGCTTGCTTTATATCTTCACTTGAATTTGGTATTCCTCCTATTTCTTTTTCTGCTGTAGAAAGTTTGTTCCAAAGCTTGTCTGGTCTATTCATTGAATAACCTCTATAACCTCTTCTTTTAAAATAGTACAATAACCTAGGTTTATTGTTTTCAGCCAATATAGGCATTCCGTAAAATACACAAGCCATAAGAACGTCTTCAAAAAATATTTCAGCAGTCTGAGGTCTTGCAACGTACTCTAAAAAAAATGTATTAGGTGGAGCGTCTTCCATACTAAACTTAGTCAACCCGTGTAAAGCTCCTTTTGATCCGTTACCTCCAACTGTTCCGGATATATCATAACTATCACATCCAAAAGCCCCCATATGGTCGTTACCTGGGTATTTCATTCCATTTTTTAAAACTTGACGGTTTTGAATATCGTGAGTAGGAACCCAAGTTATTTTAAATCTTCCTTGAGAGTTTGGTGTAAATAAAACTCTTGAATCTTTAATTCCATTTTCCCAGCTAAAATTACCAGTACTAACTACTCCCGTATTTCTTAAATCTTGGTTGTAATCAATTTGCTCGTATATTTTCGCTAAGTTAAATAGACTGCTTTTTGTTTCGTCTCTAAACGCGTGTTCTTCCGTACGCGGAAATTGTCTATAGAATTCGTTTAAGGCGTCCTGATCGCTTTTTAATCCTTCAGCTTCATTGTTCCAGTGTTCTATAATTCCAGTGTCTATAATGTCGCCGTATGGACCTTTAGTCTCGTTGCTAGGCGTATCAAACACAGGGTGTCCGTAATCATCTATAAAACCCTCGTAGTTCCACTCCATAGGTATGAATAAAGAATATAAACCAGACTTTGTTTGACCGTTTTTATTTCTTTTTGTAGCATCAGAAGAGTAGTATAGTTTCTTAAAGTTTTCTCCTCCTTTGTCTAAAGCGTTTGATGTTGATCCCATCATACACTTGCCTATAATCCTAGCACCTAAACGTAGACACGTTTTTGTTACTCGCCAGTTATTTAATATATTATCTGGCCTCTCCCACTTTCCACTTTCGTCGTGTACTAGTAGTTTTAGTTTCTCTCCGTCATAAGAGTTGTCCCCTGTGTTTTTCCAGTCGATCGTTGTATCAAGTCCTTCGAGTAATTCTTGGTCCTGTTTATTTTGAATGGATTTTCTGGTAAGCCTAGAGGCGGGGATTCTATAAGCGAGCTCCGTTTTCGGTCTATCCATACCGTCTTGTATCGGTTTGAAAAAGAACGGGTAGTTAACGGATATTGGAACGACTTTATCCGTGAACATTTTCTTTGCATCGGCGCCAGATTTGGACAATATCCCAAACCGTGCGTCACTTGATATTGTGGCCATGTTAACCGTCTCTCCTGAAGCCATAAACGAAAAACCTGAACGTCTGTTCTTGAGATAAGACATGCCGTAACACCTTCTGTCTGCTTTACAAGCTTCCCAGAATAGGTAGAATAATCTGTTAGCTTCCCTGAATTCGGGGTTGCCAACGTCAATCTTAGACCACTGCAAGTACATAAAGTGAGTGCCAGTAATGTAAGTAGCCACGCCTTTATTATTGAACCAATGGCCTTCTTCTCTGCGTTTAAATTGTTCATCTATATATGGTTCCCATTTGTTTTGAAATTCTTCAGGGTATTCTCTCCAATCGAATACACTCTGTATTTGCTTTAACTCTTTAGGATATTCTTCTACAGTCCATTTATCTGTAGATTTGTTTATTTTAGAAGGCGTTTTTGGAAGCGCTATTCTTAATCCCTGTATCTCGTATATATCACCTATTTGACCTGTTTTACTTATAACTACAATATCGTTTTCTTTATTGTAACCATAATCCCATTTTTTAGATTTATTTAATCTAGAAATAGTAGTAAGCTTTACGGGTTCAACTATTTTATATAAAGTTTGCTCGTACATTATTTAGATCTTTTTTCAGCAAATCCACTAAATGATTTTTTAGCTACTTCTTCTTTAGGCTTGTTATCGAGCATGTCTTGCTCTTCTTTTATTCTATTTAATATTTCGAAAGCGTCAAATATAGCTAACTTCTTTGTAGCAGCAGCGTTTTTAAGTCTGTCTGCTGATATATCGTCATCTGAATCAACAATAGCTTCTTTAGCTACTTTTATTAATTCCTCAACTGCCTTGTGTCCAGCTTGGATTATATTCGACTTCGTTTCCTTGATATTCATATTTAATTTTAATTTGATTGGTTGGTACTCTGTAGAGTCTTTCTTTTTCAATAAAAAACTCGTATTCCATACCTACTTTAAAAGAAACTAATGTTCCTTTATCTATACTTCCATCTGTGTATTTCACAATACCAAGACCTGGTTTTTCAAAATCTGTAGAAAACATTTTATCTTCTTTTATAGGTTTTATAAAACAAAAACCTTTTTCAGACTTCCACTTGCCATTTGACTTATAAGCGTATATTTGATCTGGTTGAGCAAAGTACTTATCTTCTTCAAAGTAGCTTTTGCTATTTTTTTCATTACCTCTAACATCATAAAACCTTCTAAACACGTTATGATGCAGTATAACCTCGTCTCCTTCTTTTATACTAGTTTCGCTTAACATAGGTGTGGCCAAGATTATACCGTGCCTACTTACATAGTTATGGTTTTGTAATTCAGTATTTAACAACAACTCATTGTTATCAATTTTAACCGAAGACGTTGATCTTCCGCTTTTAGGCTTTACTATAAAATTATAAATTGACTTCATTAATAATGTAAATCATATTCTACAGCTATTGCCATATTTTTATTGAAGTCTTTCCAGGATAGGGTTTCTTTGTTTTTTTCTATATATATAGAGTACTTATTTTCTTCCTCTAATATACTAGTTATAATATGACCGCCATACACTTCCTGTCCAACAGAATAGTGCATAGCGTCATTTTTATAATCTCTTCCAATACTAATCTTTCGTATCAGCTTCATTTTCTATTTTTTCAAAAGATCCGTCATTTATGTTGATGGTTATATCTCCATACTCTTCTCTTAATCCATTTTGAAATTTTTGTAAATCTTCTTGAACCTTGCTTGCCCCGTGTAGTATTTGGTGTTTTTCAATTTCTAATTCACCTAATTTTAGTTGATGCTGGTTAAAATTTTTAACTAAATCCTGTAATTCAGTTAACTCTTCTTTTTTGATTTCTTGCACTTTTTTCATTTTATTAAATTTAATTGTTATTTATAAGTTTATTATTACGTGTAAACTTAATTATTTACTCCCCTATTGTCATTGTTACAGAAGTAGGGTTTATTAAGTCTTGTATTTGATTAGCAATACCAGTCTCTATACTTGCTACTGTTTCTTCTCCCATAGCTTCTTTTGTCCACCCAACTACTATTTCGTTAGTTAAGTCTTCAAACGGTATAAAATCACCACCTTTACTTAAGGGTACAATTTGAGTGCCTATTGCTGTAGATGAATAATCGCCATCAGCCCCTGTTACATTCCAGTGTACGTTATACACTACGTCTGTCTGCCCTTCTTCTTGAGGGTGTACATCTACTGTTTTACAATTCCAATCGTAAGTTATCATATTTATTTGTTTATTTGTTTTTTTAATTCTTCTATTTCAGCTTTTAATTCTTGTATTGATTTTATCATAGGAGCAATTAATTGTTCGTAGGACATTGCGTGAAAATCATCATATTCATCTGTTTTTTGAATATCTAAACCTCCAAATTTATTTTTATCAACTCCGTGTTTTTCTAAAGTTTCAGCAACTTCCTGAGCAATTAAACCTTGATGATTTCTTTCGTCTTTACTCGCGTCTAATCTTTCACCTTCAGTCCACTTATAGCTTACAGGGTTTAGGTCATTAATAAAATCTAATCCTAATTCAGTAGGTTTAATTCCTGTTTTTTCCCTAATATCAGAAGTTTGTATTGTTCCATTGGTTGCGTATATAGCTTGCCACCTATGCTGAGAGTCACCTATGTAGCCTTGATTATTTATAGCAGGTATTACCCTTGCTAAAGTAGAGCCTCCTCCAATTTCTAATCTAACATTTGGGTTAGTGACTCCAATTCCAACGTTGTTATTGTAGATAACCATTTGAGAGGAACCTTCACTCTTGAAATTATAAGAAGTATACCCACCGCCGTTCTCACCTAGTTGATTACCGTCAAAAGTCCATGTTCTAGTAGAACCGCTGTAACCAATTGAACTCTCTAGACCTGCACTTGAATTTTTCACGTTTAAACCAAAATTCATGTATTGGCCTCCTCCTTTAATATTTATAGTTCCACCACCGCCATACTGACCTAAAGTTCCACCTGATAAATTTAAAACCGAAACTGCCCCGGACGTAGTTCTTGCTATTTCTAAATCACTTGCTGGTTGGTTTGTTCCAATACCGACATTACCAATGGAATTTACTACAAATTTCGATCCTGATGGGCCAACTTGGAAAATTCCATCTGTTCTTAGTATTCCGCTTCCGCAGTATATTCCGTTTGTAAAATCTTGATCCTCGTTTATTCTCAACCAAGTATCACTATACCTAATTATTTCTTTTCCATCACCCTCTATAACACTTCCGTTGAAATATTGATCTCCACTCACTTTAATGTTACCTGCAACCTCAAGTTTTTCTGCTGGTTCAAGCGCACCAATACCAACGTTACCATTTGAGTATATTGTCATTCGGGTTTTAGAGCCTGCCGAGTACGAATCTGTTGTGGCGAGGTACATTCTAGTTCCATAGGTACTATCAGTTCTAGTATATATACCTGCTTGAGCAGTAGAGCCTGAACCAGTGTCGCTAGCCCCAAAAGTTATTGCGTTACCAGTGTTGTTGGCTGCATTTCCTACTGGGTCAAAGTGTAGCGCTCCTCTAGTCGTACCTGGAGTTGTTGTGTTCCAAGCCACTCCCTGGCTTTCTATGTAGACTTTCCCAGCCACTTCAAGTTTTTCAGAAGGATCAGTCGCTCCGATCCCCACATTACCTATAAAGTTAAAGTCATTAAATGAGTTAAATGATATAGTGTTACCCGTTTCTCTCTTAATCTGAAGTAATTGACTACCTACTCCATCTTCTACATTCAAGAAAGTCCCTCCACTTCCTACATTATCAATAAGAAGAAATTTACCATTAGAACTGGATCCTGCTATTTCTAGTCTAGCCTGAGGGTTAGTCGTTCCAATACCAACGTCACCGTCAGCTGTTACTCTTAATCTTTCGTGTCCACTAGCCCCACTAGAGTCTGGAGATGTTAGTACCGCAAACCCTGTTTTGTTACCAAACGCACTCTCCGATACAGCCGCAAGTCTTACCTCTTTACCGTAATCTGAAGCATAACCGCCATTTAAACTTATATAGGAATAATCACCAACATCTACAGAACCTCCCTTAAACATAGCCTGATGTGATTCACCAGTCGTGTAGTCTTGTACGTGAAGTTTAGCTTGAGGGTCAGTATTTCCAATCCCAACACCCCCTAAGTCGTCAATAGTCATTCTATCTATAAGCGTCGTGTTTGGATTTGGGTTAATACCGCTGTAAGCCAAGGTTGCGAACCTTATTTCGCCTCCTTGATTTCCACTGCCATTCATTATAGTGTAAATCTTAGCTGTTTGACCTTGGTAATTGCTTCCATTTTTAAACGCAATACCCGTT